CGACGTGCGAGCTTTCCCACGCTACGACGTGACGGCCCCAGTCTGTGTCAATTCTGGCCCCGAACTCGATTACCAGTTTTCCGTATACCGGCAACGTGACCGACAATTTCAGCGAGGTTATAACCTTGGCGCAGGTATCGGCAGGAACTTCTTTCAGCGTGTCTAGTTTCGCCTGTGTGTCTATGATGATTTCTTTCACGGAAACACCCCCACGTTCAACGCGAGTCGGCTGATACAATCGAGCGTCAAAATTGCAATGACGCCGCAACAAAGTGCAGTAATTGACATAAGCACGTACCGCAAGGCTGTGTGCGCTAGGTCGGGCATGATTATTTTCCTTTCGGGGTTCGTTTCTTCAATTCGCTTTTAGCCCAGTACCAAAGCGCACGACGCTTGGCGTCACTTGGCATGGGTCCGGCTGCTCGCTTGCGTAGTTCTTTAAGGGTTAGCCTTTGCATGGTTCATAACGTAGAGGACACCCCGTGTCCGCGTCAATAGAATATTCTTGTAAAAATCATTTGACGTTCTGGCGATCTTCATTCTATCTTGTTGCGAGATGAGCGAAGGCCAACCAACCACTTTAGGGAAACGGCACCCTTCAAAAGCCGAATACAAGGAGAGCGCAATGAGTAAGTTGAAAGCGAAGGCACCGGAAGAAGTGAAGCCGGGAAAGATCAAACTGTTATCTTTCTCGAAGTCGGGCGTAGGGAAAACGTGGTTGTCGATGGACTTCCCGACTCCCTACTACATTGACAGCGAGGGCGGGGCGCGGCTGGGCCACTATCAAGAGAAGTTGAAGAAGGCTGGTGGCGCGTACTTCGGGATCGAGCAGGGCGCATTGGACTTCCCTGCGGTCCTTGCCGAAATCGAATCGCTTGCCACGGAGAAGCATCCTTACAAGACGCTTTGCTTCGGCTCAATCACGAAACTGTACCAGACAGCGATTGCCGACGAAGCCAAGCGGCTCGGCGATAAAGATGCGTTCGGTGCATCGAAGAAACCCGCCATCGCGTACATGCGTCGGCTTGTTGCCTGGATTATGAAACTAGATATGAACGTCCTCTTTGAAGCGCACGAAGCCGTTGAATGGGGGTTGAATCCCAAGAACGGCAACCGTGAGGAAGTCGGTCATCTTCCCGACGTTTGGGATAAGCTTGTCTACGAGCTTGACCTTACCCTGCGGCTTGAGAAGCGCGGCACGTCACGTGTTGCCGTGGTTCGCAAGTCGCGGCTTGTCGGCTTCCCCGAGGGTGAATCATTCCCCTTGGAGTACGCGGAGTTTGCTGCGCGGTATGGCAAGGACTTCATCGAGGGTGCGGTTGAGACGATTACGCTCATTAAGTCCGAACAGCTTGCCGAGATTACGCGACTTCTGGACATCGTGAAGATCGACGAGAAGGAAGTAGAAAAGGTGTTGTCGAAGGCCAATGCCGAAAGCTGGAAAGAACTGACTGAAGCACAGGGAGCCGCCGCGATTGCGTGGCTCAAAAAGAAGGTGGCGTAAGATGGACTTCAAACCGAAAACAGAGCGCGAGATTCGTGAAGCGCAGTTAGCCCCGAAGGGTGACTACGACTTCGATGTGTTGTTTGCTGAGGATACAGTTAGCAAGTCCTCCGGCAAGCCCATGATACATATCAAGATCGGATTGTACGTCGAGGACGCCGTGAAGAATCGCGTGGATGACTACCTCATGGAAAGCATGGGCGCGAAGCTTCGTCACTTCTGCGATACGGTTGGACTCCTGGCTGAATACGAGTCTGGAACATTGACCGCTGAAATGTGCAAGGGCCGTAGCGGTCGCGTTCGCATCATCGTGGACGATAAGGATGAAGCATACCCGCCGAAGAATGCGGTACGCGACTACATCATTCGCGCAACGAAGCCGTTGAACGTTGGCGCAACGACTGAAGATGATGATCTACCGTTCAAGTAACTAACACCCTTCCCGCCCTCGCCGCGCCGTCCCGTTTGTCGATAGGGCGGTTAACAGCGGCGGGTGTGCGGGCATACAACCATGAGCGATAACAAACCATCTGAATCAATCCCGCCGCGCCCGAAACTCAACGATAACGACATCGAGGACGCGATCTTGATCGAAAAGCAGATTGCAGCATCGACGGCCAAGCAGCGGATTGCGCGGCAAGCGGTTCCGAGCGAGTACGAGCCGGAAACGGAAAGGGTGTGGTGAAAGTACTCGTGGCTTGTGAGTTCAGCGGCGTGGTGCGCGATGCGTTCGCCGCCAAGGGCCATAATGCCTGGTCTTGTGACCTGTTGCCTAGCGAGCGTCCCGGCCAGCACATACATGGCGACGTTATCAAATGCCCGAAGCTGCATTGCCGCACGGCGAGCGAGTGGAAGGCTACCGACGCGATGGCGAGAGACCAATGGAATCGGTTGATCGGCAAACGCGAGAGGAAAGGACGGGGGAAGTGAGCGACTATAATGCGTTTCTATACGGCAAGTCGCAGCTTGGCGAAGATCACGGATTCGCCGCGATAACCATTCCCTCTATGCTATTCGACTTCCAGCATTCGCTAGTCGAGTGGGCATTGCGCAAAGGCCGTGCGGCTATATTCGCAGATTGCGGCCTTGGCAAGACGCCAATGCAGCTTGTGTGGGCTGACAACGTGGCCCGCAAAACGAACGGAAGGGTATTGATACTTACCCCGCTTGCCGTAGGTGCGCAGACAGTACGCGAGGGCGCAAAGTTCGGCATCGAGTGTATCCAAGTGCGCGACGGAGTATTACCCTACGGCGCAAAGATTATCGTTACGAACTACGAAAAGCTACACCTGTTCAATGCATCTGACTTCGTTTCGTGTGTGTGCGATGAGTCGAGCATACTCAAGAATTTCGACGGGGCAACCAAGGCGGCTGTTACCGAGTTCATGCGGCGATTGCCATACAGACTGCTTTGCACGGCTACTGCCGCGCCTAATGATTACATAGAGCTTGGAACGTCTAGCGAGGCGTTGGGCGACCTTGGCTATATTGACATGCTTCAACGTTTTTTCAAGAGCAACGATGGTTCATTTGCGCAGGGTGGAGGCGGTAATGGGCCGCGACGATTCTCTAAGCAACCATTCGGCGGTAAGTTTCGTTTTCGTGGTCACGCCGAGCGCGACTTCTGGCGATGGGTTTGCTCATGGGCAAGGGCGATGCGAAAGCCATCGGACCTTGGGTTCTCGAACGACAAATTTATACTTCCTCCGCTAAACACCCGAGAACACGTGGTCAAGGCCCAGACCGCCCGTGATGGTTGGCTATTCGATACTGCCGCCGTGACGCTACAGGAGCAGCGTGAGGAAAGGCGGCGCACGATGAAAGAGCGTTGCGAGCTTGCCGCAGCGTTGGTTTGCGATACCGGAAAACCCGCCGTCTGTTGGGGCTATCTCAATCCCGAATGCGACCTGATCGAGAAGCTTGTACCAGATTCGGTCCAGGTGTCTGGCGACGACACCGACGAGCGAAAAGAAGAAGTGTTCAATGCCTTCCGCGACGGGTCAATCCGAGTGCTGGTCACTAAGCCCGTCATAGGTGCGTGGGGTTTGAACTGGCAACATTGCGCACACCAGACTTTCTTCCCGTCGCATTCATTTGAGCAATTCTATCAGAGCGTTCGACGATCTTGGCGGTTCGGACAGAAGTCGCAAGTAACTGTTGACGTTGTAGCGTCCGAAGGCGAGCGAGGAGTCCTTGCCAGCATCGGGCGCAAGGCCGCACAAGCTGATGCGATGTTCGGTCAACTTGTCGAGTTGATGAATAACGAGTTGAGGATTGAGAAACGGAAAGACAAACAAACACCGCAGGAGATCCCGCAATGGCTATTACCGAGCAAGTGATTACCGATAAGTATGCGCTGTACCACGGCGACTGTATCGAGGCGATGCGCGGGCTTCCCGCTGCGTCTGTTCACATGTCGATTTACTCACCGCCGTTTTGCGGGCTGTACAACTATAGCAGCGACGAGCGCGATCTATCGAACTGCCGGAATTACATGGAGTTTTTCGAGCATTACGAGTTTGTTGTGCGCGAGATTCACCGATTGACCATGCCCGGAAGAATGACTGTTGTGCATTGCATGGATGTACCGGGATCGGGAAATGGCGAGACTGCCAAGATGGGTTGCGGTGCGAATGTTGGGACCGGATTGATAGACTTTCCAGGCGACATCATCCGATTGCATGAGCGGTGCGGCTTTCGTTTTGTCGCACGGCGCGGGATATGGAAAGAGCCGCTCGGTGTTCGCAACCGCACAATGGCGAAAGGTCTAGCTCATAAGCAGATCGTAGAAGATTCGACGCTTACCGACGTGGCAAGCGCAGATTACCTGTTGACGTTTCGTAGGACCGGAGACAATCCCGTACCCGTAGCTCATCCAATCGGATTGATGAACTACGCCGGAGAAACGGAAGTCCCTGTAGACCTTCGCCAGTACCGGGGCCACAAGGGCAACCAGATCGAGAATCGATTTTCTCACTGGATATGGCGCAGGTACGCTTCCTCGTTTTGGGACGACGTTCGCATCGACCGCGTGTTGCCGTACAAAGAAAGTAAGGCCGAGGACGACGAGCGACATGTTCATCCGTTGCAACTCGACGTAATCGAGCGGGCCGTAGTGTTGTATAGCAATCCCGGCGAAACGGTATTGACTCCGTTCATGGGAGTCGGGTCCGAGGTATACGGCGCAGTAATCAACGGTCGTCGCGCCGTGGGTGCAGAATTGAAAGCGTCGTACTTCCGGCAAGCTGTCAAGAATTGCGAGGATGCCTCACGCGAACACGAGCAAGAGGAAATTCCGTTACTCGCTGGAAAGAAATAGCCTTGCCCACCCCCGCGTGGTGTGCGACTGTCGAAGCGTTGCGAATGGCGACTGGTCCTGTGGCAAGGTCCAAAAGGTGTGGGAGTAAAATGATTGTGGCCCCGAAACTTGTTTCCGACCCTTTGGATGCGACACGCATCTTCTTGCCACCGGGACCAGGCGTAGGGGCTTTTTATTGGAGGTGAATCATGACTAACCACGTAGACGACCACCCGCTAGCAGAACTTTTCCCGCTGATGACCGACGCGGAGATCAACGAAATGGCCGAGGACATCAAGGCCAACGGGCAAAAGTCCAAAATAGTCCTATTCGATGGCAAAATTCTGGACGGACGCAATAGGTATCGAGCCTGCCTTTTGGCTAGCGTCGAGCCTCAATTCACTACATACGCTGGTAAAAACGAAGTGGCATTTGTCGTTTCGCTCAACCTCCATAGACGACACCTTACGACTAGCCAACGGGCGGTCGTCGCGGCCAAGATTTCGGAGGCAAGTCGGAATTCCGACCATCCAATTTCGCAAGAAAACGCCAGCAAAATGATGAAAGTCAGCAAAGATGCCGTCATTCAGGCCAAAAAAGTCATCGCGGCGTCACCCGAGAAAACGAAGGAAATAGAGGCTGGTAAAAAGACCGTCCACAAGGCCCAAAAAGAGATTGAGTCCGCCAAGCCGAAAGACAAACCATTTGACAAACTCCCAAAGGACGAACGGGGCGTTACCCTGCCAGCCGACAAGGTTGATTTATGGAATCGAAGGGATGAGATTGGCAACCTAGCCAAGATGGTAAGCGTTGCCCGTGTCGCCATTGAAAAGGCACAGGATAAGGGCGACATTCTTTTCCGGTCGATCAACTGTTCATCGGCCATCTCGCACCTGAACCAAGCCTATGCCGATTTGTCCGGCGCGAAGCCGTATTGTGTTTGCCCGATGTGCCAGGGCAAAGGATGCCGCGCTTGCAAGGATACAGGGTTGCTGGGTCGGTTCGCGTTCAAGCAAATCGTGCCGCGTGAATTTAAGCGGGAGGACGAACGTTGAGCATCGTTTTGCGCGACTACCAATCGAAGGCGGCTGATGCTGTTGTCGAAGAATGGAACGAAAAGACTTCAACGCTCGTCGTCATTCCAACGGGCGGTGGCAAGACCATTTTGTTTTCGGCCATCATTGGGCGCATGCAGCCGCACCGTGCGATTGTCTTGGCGCATCGCGAAGAGTTGATTTTCCAGGCTAAGGAAAAGATTGAGCGTACCACGGGCTTGACCTGCGAAATTGAAATGGCAGACCTGCGGGCGATAACCGGACTCTACGGCAAGGCTCAAGTCGTCGTTTCGACCATCCAAACGCAATGCGCCGGACAAAACGGCGGGCGCATGAGTAGTTTCGATCCGATGGACTTTGGCTTGTTGATTGTGGACGAGGCCCACCACGCGACGAGTTCAACATATCGCAAGGTAATCGACTACTATCGGCGCAATCCGTATCTCAAAGTCCTTGGCGTGACGGCGACACCCGACCGCGCCGACGAAGAGGCTTTGGGGCAGATTTACGAGTCGGTAGCGTTCGACTATGAGATTCTTGACGCCATCAACGACGGCTGGCTTGTTCCGGTTGACCAGCAAATGGTTGAGGTGTCTGGACTAGACTTTTCGGCCATGCGCACAACGGCTGGCGACCTGAACGGCGGCGACCTTGCGGCAGTCATGGAGTACGAAGCTAACCTGCACGGCGTAGCCGATCCCACAATTCAAATTGCGGGCGACCGTCGTACGCTTGTCTTTGCCGCGAGCGTGGCCCATGCCGAACGGCTTTGCGAAATCTTCAACCGTCATAAGCCCGATTGCGCCAAGTGGGTTTGCGGTTCGACCCCAAAAGATGAACGGCGCACGATGCTGTCTGATTTCGCGGCGGGAAAGTTTCAGATCATTTGCAACTGCGGTGTGCTTACCGAGGGCTTTGATGATCCTGGCGTCGAGGTTGTCGCAATGGCTCGACCAACGAAGTCGCGTAGCCTCTATTCACAGATGGCGGGGCGTTCGATGCGACCATTGCCGGGGGTTGTGGACGGTCACGAGCGCGACACGCCGGACTTGCGCAAGGCTGCCATTACTGCCAGCGCAAAGAAGTCATGCCTCATAATCGACTTCGTTGGAAACTCTGGCCGTCACAAGCTCATGTCTACGGCTGACATTCTAGGCGGCAAGTGTTCCGAGGATGCATTGGCCCGTGCGGTTAAAAAGGCCAAAGACGCCGGGACCGCCGTTCGCATGGGTGACCTGATAGAACAGTCGGAAGAGGAAATCAGGCGCGAGGTCGAGGCGCGGAAGCGTGACGAAGAGGCGCGGCGTAAACGACTTTTGGGTAAGGCGCGGTTCACCGCATCGAGCGTCAACCCGTTCGACGTGCTTGGCCTCACGCCCCAAGCCGAACGCGGATGGGATACCGGAAAGAAGCTCACCGAAAAGCAGACGGCTTTACTACTGCGAAACGGTATCAATCCAGACGGATTACCTTATGGTCAGGCGAAGCAACTTCTGAACGAAATGTTCCGTCGTTGGAATGGCAAGCTCTGCACTATTAAGCAGGCCGCACTTCTCAAACGGTTCGGCTACCAGCCTGAAAACGTCACAATGGAACAGGCCAGCCAGTTGATTGATGCCGTGGCTAAAAACGGATGGAGGCGTCCCGCATGACGAAGTGGGTACGAGTCTCACGCCGTGCGCGGTGTCCGATTTGTGAGTCGGATTCATGGTGCGGCGTGTCCGCTGATGGGTCCGTAGTCCATTGCATGCGTTCACAGTCCGATCACGTTGTTGAAAAGGGCGGATGGATTCACCGACTGACAGACCCGAAACCAATCTACGAAAAGCCCGTGCGTGAAGCCGAACCGTGCAAGGACTTTGGGGCGTACATCAAAGACCTACGCCAGCGCGGATCACCGAGCCAGCTTGAATTGTTGGCTGGGCGGCTGGGCGTTTCTGCAATATCACTCGACTCGCTATCGGCCTGCTATAGCGTCAAAGACCGGGCATGGGCTTTCCCGATGCGGGATGCATTGGAAAACGTCATAGGCGTTAGGCTGCGGGCCGACAACGGCACAAAATGGGCGGTCAAGGGCAGCAAGCAGGGGCTTTTCTACGACACGTTCCTTGCACCGGACAAGGACCGAATCCTGTACGTCTGCGAAGGGCCGACCGACACGGCGGCAATGCTCACGCTAGGGCTACCAGCCGTTGGTCGTGCGGCTTGTCTCGGTCAGGCCGACTTGCTCAAGACTCTTTGTTCGGCGCGTGGCTTCCGCAAGATCGTGGTCGTTGCCGATAACGACGAGGCGAAGGCGCGACCGGACGGGTCGTTTTGGTATCCAGGCCGCGAAGGTGCTGAACGGCTCATCAAGGAATTGCGGATGTGGTCGAAGCTGATTCTCACGCCAGCCAAGGATATTCGCGCTTGGCTGCAATCCGGTGCGACCATCGAATCATTGCGATGCCTTGAGAATCAACAGGTCTGGAGGGGTGCATAATGCCGAGTCGAATCGTGAGGGATGGCATTTTGACGAGTACATCAGTCGATAGTTTGAGCGAATCAGCGGAGGTTTTTTACAGGCGATTGCATAGCGTCGTTGATGACTATGGGCGGTTTTTTGCCCATCCGCAGCTTTTGCGTGCGCATTGCTACCCGTTGAAACTCGATAAAGTGACCGATAAAAAGATCAAGTGTGCGCTTGACGAGTGCATGAAGGCAAAACTCATAACCGTCTACGAGGACGAAGGTAAGATGTATCTACAAGTCGAGAAATTCGATCAGACAATTCGCATTAAACGATCAAAGTTTCCACCTCCAAAATAGGTCATGCTATGCATCTGCTATACATATGCATAGCATCTGAAATATGCATGCCTCCGAGAAGAGACGGAGAAGATATCGAGATAAGAACAAGACCAAGACGGGAAGCATCGTGATGAAAACAGAAAATATCTACGTCGAGGTCGAACCGCAGTTGAGGTTGGCATGAGAGGATGGAAACTAGATGACGTTATCGCCCGAACCAAGGTTGCTCGCCCGTATCGTTCTACCATTCCCGCTGCCCACCTGGAACCGGCTGCTCGCCATGCACCACTGGCAGAGGAAGAAACTGCGCGATTTGCTGGACCGCTGCGCCTCGTCGTTCGTTCAAAGCTCAAGCGACTACGCGATGCCGATGGTACTTCGGCCAAGTACATCGTGGATAGCCTCGTGTCTGCCGGATTACTTGCGGCTGATTCGCCCGAAGTCGTTGAAGAAGTCGCGCATCGGCAAGAAAAAGCCAAAGCGGAAGAAACGGTAATCGAGATTTGGAGCGTCACATGACCACAACCCGCAAGTATGCCCACATCCCCGGCGTGACCTACCCGCCCGACGGCGCACCGGAATGGGACTGCGGCGATACGAAGCCAGCTCGCAAGCCGTCGCCCCGCCCAGCCGATATTCGCGCCAAACGCGCGAAGCGGATCAAACGGCGCAAGCTCGATACCAAGGCGATGCCGCTCAATGGATTTGGTAGCGTTCGTGCGTTCGCTACGTCGTCGCCATCCCACGAACAGGGGTAGGGCAGGACGGGGAAGAGGGTTAAACCGTTAAGGTCAGGATTTGGCGTATAGGAGGCCGAAACGAGCTATGAAAACGATACGAATAGGCTGGGACGCACCGGAATCCGTCATAACCGACTGCTACGCCGTGCTTATCGACGGTATCCAAGTAGCCAAAACCACAGAAACGGAGTGCGACGTGCCAGTTCCGGACGGGTTTGACCACGGCAAGCTAGGCGTGGTAGCGGTAGTCAACGGGCAATTCTCCACGCCCTGTGAGATTTGGTACGAGGTATTTGACCTGCTAGTCGGCTGGGACGATACCCATAACTGCATCATCGTCACGCTACCCACCGTCGCGGGCCGGTGGTACGCGCTCGAAATAAAGACAACTGGCGACTGGCAGGACTTCGCGACGATTCCAGGGACCGGGCAGGTCGAATCCGTGGGCGGCGGGACGTTCAAGATGGCGGTGTTTCGGGCGTGGAGTAAGTGAAAAGAACGAAAACAATCTAGGCCAATAGGCCGGAAAGGGAGAAATGAAAGAGTACATCAGACAGGCAAAGCGGGAACTGGACGAAGAAAAGAAACGCGAAAAGGTAGAGGAGGCCAAGAACGTCATGCGCCAGATCGAGCAGCTTAAGAAACTGCTTGCCGAACTGGAAAAGCAGATCAATGATATGTAGACATGTCTGGGAACTTCGGAATACCGGGCCAAATAATCATGGCCGATAGCCATCGCGGTGGGTTCGAGTTGATACCTCAAGCCTACTCGGTGAGCTATCGGAATGATTCTTTTCCTGTAGTCGAGATCACCGGAATCATGGGCCGCACCATAGACGCGAAAGACCGCGCAGAGCAGCAGCTTAAGGGCTTCACGTTACTGCAACTCATGGACGAGGTTGGAAGGCGAATCAAGTCTGGGGAGAATATTAAGGAAAACATGAAGCGGTAAACACTTTGCTTCACAAAGTGCTTTGTTGACAGACAACGAAACACGCGCTATGAATTCGGACGTGAAGCGCAACGTTTTCACCGATCTGGCGAACATGCCCGACTATCCACGCGGTCAATTCTCCCGCGCTGCACTGGAAATCGAACGCGACCGCAAGCGATTCAATCAAGCGTGCGCGTGGTATCAGCGCATCATCGACAAGCAGTATGGGACGTGGCTGAAAAGGAATCGCATCAAAGCATGAACCCATGTCACACATACCCCATCGTAAACTTACGGGAATTGTCCCACGTTTGCGATGAGTTCAACTATTTACAACTATCATGTTGACATGTGCCGTAAAATTCCCTCTTACTATCTCCCTATTCACGGTTGACAAAACCACACCACGTATGTACTAGTCTGTCATGGTCACTGGTACATGGCCGCGTGAATTCGTAGCCAAGCCCACATGCGAGATGTGCGGCAGACCAATGGATTGCGAGCACGAAGCCTCACGGACCCCGCACGAATTCCTTCACGCCATTTCCGATTTCGCACTCAAGCACGCGACGACTTTCCGCGTACTTATGCTCCACATGGACGCATCAATCTCACGTGACGATCGACGCTTGCCATTGATCGCCCAGCGCATGGGCATATCCAAGCAGGCGGTTCACAAGCATTGCAAGCGCATCGCCGTCACGTTCCCGAGTCTATCCCGCATCGTACTCACTACTCCCAGGCGCGGGACTCGCTACCAGAAAGAGGGTTGCAATGGTAACGGCGGCTGAACCATCTAAGACTGAAAAGCAGTCGAGAATCACGCCACTTGTCCCGCATCAGTGGAAGCGCGGCCAGAGCGGGAACCCGAAGGGCCGACCCAAGCGCGGGGCCACAATAGCTGAAGCCTTGCGCGTTCGCGGAGAGCACATTGTCAATCCAGACGGGACCACGGCATTCGATGTCATCATGGACAAAATTTACCTACTCGCAATGGCGGGCGAAGAGTGGGCAATAAAGTTCATCTCTGAGCGCACCGAGGGACGTGTTGCGGATCGAGTCGAAGTGAAAGATGTCACCTACCCTACAATCAGAATCGAATGCGCCGACGACAACGATCCGACTCCACCGCAAGCAGCGTGACTTTGTTTTCTGCCAGAAGAAAATCGTAGGCTTTCGCGGCGGTATCGGTTCTGGAAAGTCCATCGCTGGTTCCGTTCGCATGCTAGTGAGTGCGGCCAATCGCGTAGGCCTGTACGGAGTCTATGCGCCAACCTACAAGATTCTTGAAGACGCAACCATTCGCGCTTTCACGCAATACGCGGGCGCATACGTAACTGCGTCGAATGACAGCCGCAAAATTGCCACGCTCTGCAATGGTTCAGAGATTATGTTTCGTTCGTTGGACGATCCAGAGAATGCACGCGGCCCGTCGTTGTCGGGTGCATGGATTGACGAGGCCCAGGGCGTAACGCAGATGGCTTTTGCCGTTGTACTCGGGCGATTGCGCGAGGGCGGCGAAATGGGTTGGATTGCCGCGACATACACACCGAAGGGACCGCGACACTGGACCAGCAAAACATTCGTGGACGGTCCCGACTCCGCGCTATTCGTTGCGAAGACTTCGGATAATCCGTTCAGGCCAGATAACTACGTTGACCTCATGCGCAGTCAATACACGTCGGCCTTCGCATCGCAGGAACTAGACGCGGAAATCGTTGACCTATCCGGCACAGTGGCGAAGCGTGAATGGTTCGGCATCGTACCCGTCGCGCCGAAGTCTACGCGCAAGGTGCGAGCGTGGGACTTTGCAGCAACCGCCAAGACAACAGCAGACTACACCGTTGGCACGCTCATGGGCAAAGCGGATTCATTATTCCACGTGGAGCACGTCATCCGTCGCCAGTGTGGTCCAGCCGACGTTGAATCGCTCGTGCTACAAACCGCCAAGACCGATGGCGTCAACGTGGAGATTGCCATCGAACAAGAACCTGGGGCGTCCGGCAAAATGGCATCGCATACGATCATATCGAAACTCGCGGGGTACAATGTCAAGCGGCATCCTCCAACTGGCGACAAAATACAACGCGCCATGCCCATGCTCGCGCAAGCTCAAGTCGGAAACGTTCGGCTTGTGCAAGGTGCATGGAATACCGATTGGCTAGACGAGATTTCCATGTTCGGACCCGACTGCGACCACGACGACCAAGTTGACTCCGCATCGCTCGCATTCAACGTGCTCACCAAGCCGATTGCCTCCGTAGCCTTCGGTTGACTATCCCGCGAAAGATAAACAATATGCGCAACGTTTTACGCGACATAGCGGGGCGAGTAGCACGCTCATTTAACCTCAAGCAGCCGGGACCGCTAAAGCAGTTTGCGATTGATTTCCTAGGCGTCCAACCCGGCACGGCAACGCGACCCTACGCGCAGAGCATTTGGGTATACCGTTGCGTCAATATGTGGGCGCGGCTCGGACAGATTCCCTTGTTGCTTACCGATGCCAAGGGTAAGCCGGTCGATAGCGGTTCCGTTGCCTATTTGCTAGAGAACCCACGCGCCAACATGTCCATAGCCGATCTCATCGAGATCACGGCCATTAGCCTTGCCATCGACGGTCAATACTTCTGGCTGCGCGAGGACGGGACCAACTTCAAGGGCGTGCCGACGTTCCTTACCCCTGTATGGCCGAAACTCATGTCATACAACGCGCAAGACATTGACCGATCAACAGGGTGCCTTACCCATTGGCGCATGAGTCTTGGCGGTGGGCGCGAGAGACGCATTCCGGCAGAGGGCATCATCCACGGCATGTTGCCCAATCCCTATTCCACGTATGAAGGGCTATCACCGCTTGAAGCCCTTCGCTTAACAGTCGATGCCGACTACGCCGCACGAGCACACAACAAAACTATGATGCAGCGACATGGGCGCATAGGCGGCATCGTTTCTTTCAAAGAGCAACAGGGCGAAGACAACCTCAAGACCATTGCAAAGATGTGGAAAGAGAAGTATGACGGAGCGGAGAATGCCGGGGCTACTGCTTTCCTCGACAACGGTGCGGAGTACACGCAACTTGCCCTATCGCCCAAAGACCTAGACTGGTTGGAGGGGCAGCGTTTGGCACGCGAGGAAATTTGCGCAGCGTTCGGCGTGCCTCCTAACATCGCTGGCATCTTGGATCGGGCCACGTACGAGAACATTACCCAGGCGTCTAAGTTGCTATGGAACGAATGCCTAATCCCGCTTGGCAATAAGATCGCGTCAACGATCAACCGTACATTGGTGCAGCCGAACCAGCGCGGCGTTAAGGCGCGATTTGATTTCGAGAATCACGTCATGGCGTTGCAGGAAGACCAGTCCACGAAGATTGACCGCTATGTGAAGTTGGTCAACGAGGGCTTTGTAACGCCGCGGGTAGCGGCAGAACAAGTTGGAGTGAAACTCGGGGTCAACGATCCAGCGCATGACGTAATCTGGATCAGCTACGCCAAACTGACAACTGAACAAGTATTGTCCGGTGACAGTGTGTTGACGGATACGAACCCTACAGACCCAGCGCAGCAATCACTTCGCATCACGACCACGCCGGAGCACAAGGCGTTATCCAACGAACTCAAGCAGGCGCGAGGTCGCGTGCTCATCAAGGAAACGATGCTGCACGAGAGGCGCATGCGTGGTGTGCTAAAAACGTTCTTCTACGACCAGCGGGTAAGCGTGCTCAAGAAGGCCGATGCTCTTGCCGCCGAAATGAAGATGATGAAGAAGGCCGGGACATTGAACAGCAAGACGGCCAAGGAAATAGCCGACTTCCTCATGGGCGAAAAGAACTGGACGCGAGAGATGATTAAGCGCGTCATGCCCGTGCTTAAGGGCGCGGGGCAATCATCGGCCATGCAGGTATTGAGCGAACTTAAGCGGCCAACGAGCGACTACAGCGCAAAACTCGTAGATAACTATCTTGAGGGTACAGAAGCGTTGTGGGGCAAGATCACGGAGTACACCCGCTCCGCGCTCATTAAGGCGGCTGAACCCGTTGTATCTGCGCTCACCGAGGGCAAGCCGATTGACGAGTTGATGACTGATTTCGAGACATCGCTTAAGGGTGTATTCAACAACGAGCCGCGACGGTTCACGATTGCCAGGACCGAGACGGGCCGCGTCTACAACGGCGTGCGCATGGATCAAATGACCGAGGCGGGCGTTGGCAAGAAGCAATGGCTAACGATAATGGACGGCGACGAGCGGGATAGCCACGCAGCGGTAGACAATGAAGTGGTAAAGGTGGACGCCAACTTTAGCAACGGTCTTGCCTATCCGCTAGATGCCGCTGGTCCTCCTGGTGAAACTATCAATTGTCGATGCCAAGTGTTGCCCTACTTCGATGATTAACAAACCGCCAGTAGATCGCATGGTTGACTATCCGGTGAAAGGCAAGAAACATGGAGCGAACCGCACAGATTCAGGTAAGAGAATTCGTCGTAAAGGAATTCGCAGAGGGCGAGCCGTTGCCCATGAAGTTCAGCGAGGCGACAAACCCTGAACGTGTGATCCGGTTCCTTGCCTCCGACGATACCATTGACCGCTACAACGAAGTTGTGCTGGCCGATGGATGGGACTTGGCCGACTTCGCCAAGAATCCCGTTGTGATGCAGATGCACGATTACAGCGCGTGGCCCATTGGCCGCGTCATCGGAGCGGGTGTAGTCGAAGGCGCGTTGTACCTCGATACCGAATTTGATCCGCCGGAGATTGACGAGGCGGCAGACCTCGTTTTCCGCAAGGTCAAGCATGGGTCAATCCGTTCAGGCAGCGTTGGATTCATCCCACTGGACATGGTTGACGTGTACAGCAACGGCAGCGATCCGTTGTTCAAGAAATACCCTGGGGCCAAGCGTATCTACAAGCGTCAGGCGTTGCTTGAGTGGACCATTTGCCCTATCCCGGCGAACCCGAACGCACTCGCCGCTCAGATGAAAGCGTTTATACAATTTCGTTTTGGCGCGTCACCTCATGCTGGCTCTCATGGTGACGATGCCCAATGGGGGCCGGTAAACAAAAAGCTGGACCAAATCAGCAAGACACTGAGAGGGGAATCATAACATGAGCGACGAAAACAAACTCTTGTCCCGGCTCGACGTGATTGAATCCGGCTTGAACGACTTCACGAAGTCGCACAAGGCCGAACTCAAGGCGTCTGCTGAGGGCGTGGAAAAGGTCAAGGCAGACATCGCGGACATCCGCAAGCAGAATCAGGAAATCGCTGAACTGGTCAAGTCGGGCATTTCGCATGCCGACAAGCCCGTTGTTCGCATGCTGGGCGAGGCGGTGCTGAAAGCCGCATCGGAAGGCACGGACGGCAGCGGCGGATACCTGGTCAACGACGATCTCCAGACGGCGATCAAGTCGGCACAGAATCAGTACGGTTTGGTTCGCCAGTTGTTCGGCGCGGCCATCGTCCCGATGCAGGCCGACGTGACGAAGTTCCCGGTAGATACGTTTGAGGATACGGACGCGAACGCGCCCATCCCCACGGCGACATCGGAAAACGCACAGATCAGCGAATCGAATACGGCGCAGTTGAGCCAAGTTACGCTGACCGCGAACAAGTACGCCACGCTGAATTACATCAGCAACGAGCTGGTTGACGACTCTTTCGTTGACTACATCGGCGCGTACCTGTTGCCGAAGATCGCTCGCAAGGCTGGCAAGATCGAGGACACGATTGTATTCACGACCGCGAGCACGGGTTTGCTGGCTACCAGCAACGTGCAGGTTGTCAACATGGTCGCGGGTCAGACCTCGTTCAACAACCTCAGCACCGACCACTTCCAGGACTTGGAAGACGCCGTTGTTGATGATGCGTTGATGGAAGGCCGATACATCCTGCATCGTTCCTGCCTTGGCCTTGTGCGCAAGCTCAAGGGCAACGACGGGCATCCCATCTGGACGCCTTTCGCGGGCGGCGATGCTCCGACGATCAACGGTTACGGCTACTCGGTTGCGAGTATCTTCCCGTCGAAGTCGGCGTCGGCGGTATCTACCGGCTTCGTTCTCTTTGGTGACATCACCAAGGGTTGCGTGGTTGGCGAGCGCATGGAACGCAAGATCAGCGTGAGCGATGACTTCAAGTTCGATTACGACCAGAAGGCCGTCCGCATGACTTTCCGGTTCGCATACGCGACGAACGCGAACATCGGTCGGGCGATCAGCGTCCTCAAGACGGCGGCGGTCTAAACAAAAGGAGCATGAACGAAATGAAAAAGTTGATTGCGATTGTCGGGCTTCTGGCGTTGGCCTTGCCGTGCTTGGCCGCGCCCGAATCGAAGTATAACGCAGCCGTTACCGGCGACGTGGATGTGGTCTTCGGGCCGCGCGTAGGCGCGACGAGGATTTCGTCCATCATCGCCAAGGTTGACAACGCTGGTTCCATCGCTATCTCTGCCCGCACGGGCAGTCGGTATGCGGTGACGAACATGGCGACCACGAACGTATGGCTGGAGACTTCAAACGTCTCCATCACCAACAACGACGTGATCGTTTATTCGCACGCGGGTGGACGCCAGGACTACCTCACGGTTGCTGCGGCTACGGCTAACAAGCTGGAGCTTACCGCGACTGCGGGGGGTGTGGCGTTTGCGGCTGGCGATGCCGTGTATGAGATGAGCCAGCAAGGGCAGATCGACATTACGACTACGCTGTATTCCCAGGCTGGGGAACCGCTATTCGTGACGCCGGTTGATTCGCCGTTGCGGATTCTTCTGAATGGTGGGGCTTCTACCAACACCATCACGGTTACGGTTTCGGACTGATCGAACCTTGGGCCTCTGTGGGGGCGGGGCGGCTAAACCCGTCTCGCCCCTTTTTTATTTATGGACCTCATCACTACAACCGAAGCCGAAACGTATCTAGGTCTTGAGGCCAACGCCGGCGGCGACTTGTTGGACCAGTTGATTACCCATATCTCGCGTAGGTTGGCGCGGTATACGGGCAGACTGGATTGGGGCGGGCAGTCGGAGCGCACCGAGTACAAAGACGGCGGTACATCCTTCATTACTACCGACTACTGGCCGATAGTTTCCATCGCGGGTATCTACGACGACACGGATCATTTGTGGGGCGCAGATACGGCCATCGACTCAACCGAGTATTACGCTGGTCCTGAATCCGATGACAACGGCGTTATCTTCTTTGAATCAGGCAATCCGGTTGAGGGCTGGAAGTCTGTCAAGGTGGTATACACGGGTGGATACGCAGCCGCGGCCGATATACCAGGCAACCTCAAGACCGCGTGTTTACTACAGCTCGAAAAGGATTGGTTACGGCGTGGGGCCACGAGGTTCAGTGATCAAGAGAGCAATATCCAGTTCGGGCTGATTCAGGAAGTTCGAGAGCTTTCGTCGCCGTATCGTCGGAGGATTCCTTTTGCTTGATGTGGATGTCAGGGGCGCGAACATGGTTGTAGCCCGACTGAATAGATCATCTATCCGCATACGAAATGCTGCGCCAATCTTGCGGAGAGTGGGCCAGCGGTTGCTTGTGGAGTTTGCCAAGAACATGCGCAAGGGCGTGAATCCAGATGGCGTAAAACTACCCAAGCCGGAACCGTGGACGCGATACGCTGGGGCAACTCGCGGACGGAATCTATCAGGAAACTTTATCCCGCTCCATAATACCGGAACGCTGGCTAGGTCCATGATGATCGTTCGGTTGGATCGCTCGCAGGTGCGTATAGGCTGGAACGGCGGCATGGCGAAGGTTGCCGAGACGCAATACTACGGGTTGCCATCGACCATGAAGTTGAAGCAACGCGCCGTGAAGGGCTGGTATAGCGGCATCAAAACGGCGAAGGACGGCGGCACGTATGCGCGAATCAAGAAAAGCAAGGGATGGGTCACGGTGAATCCGAGCGGCGACATGATCGACATACAACCACGTGCGCGACGGTTTTTCTACATTAGTCCTAGACAAGTTGCCCTAGTGGATCGCGCCATGCGTACTGAAATAAGGACGGCTACACAATGACCTTCTCCACCTCATGGAAAGACGCAGAGCGGCATATCTTCGCCACGGCTTGTACCGCGCTAGGTTCAAACGAAAACGCTACGGCATTCCTTGGCTATATGCCAATGGGTGCGGTGGACGTTTGGATGTTCACCACGGGCAATCCTGGGCTTGGCGACTACTCGCGCCAGCTTGGACCGGATCACGAATACGCGGACCTGACAACGGAGGCCATAGCCGCGTGCCAGTTCGCAAGCCGTGATAAGGCTATGGAGTGGGCTTTGCGCTGGCTGGAAATGCTCAAGGATCAACACCACTTTCGCGGGCAGAAAAACATTTTCGCCCTGTATGTGGCGACCAATCATCCGAGCCAGCCGGAACCCGTTGAATCGGGCGGGGATGAAATGTTCTGGTCGGTCAGTATCCCGATGCAGTTGATCTACAAGACAACGGTTGACTAAGCGAGAAAAGGTAAGGCTATGGCAGACGAAGAAAAACCCGCAGAGGAAAGCGAATACGTCACCGTCCGTCACGATGACGGCCAAACATTTCAGGTGAAGCGTATGCACCTCGCGGAATGGATTCGCGCAGGCTACAAAGTGGTGGAGGGCTAGTCAATGGCTTTTACGTTTGGGGCAGATGCGCAAGGTTTTGGAACGCTATCAGGCTGGGCCATTCAGTCGTCTACCCGCGTGGCAGAAAAGAAAAGAGCCAATGTTCTTGGCCCGACTGGTAACGAAGCCGCGTCAAACCTATGGGACGAAACCTACCGCTATACGACCACGTACAAGGCAACCACGACGGCTGCGCCTACCGTTCCTGCAACACTCGGCGCGTCGGTAAATTCCATCATGCTTGAAGGCATATCGCTTTCAACGCAGACCGACGACTACGTTACGATGACGCTCACGGGCCACGTACATGTTGACGGTACGCACGGAACGGTTCGGAGTATCGCCCACGGGATTACGCTCACGGCTGGATTCGGGGTGTCCCTGTTTGGTTGCACCGTTACGGAAACAAACGGCGGTTTTTCATCGTCCTGCAATATCGGCACTCAGCACTTGGACGTGCCTGGAGGCGTTAACGGCCATACCGTCGCCGGAGAAAACTTCGACCCGCGCATCGACCTTGATCTTGTTGCCCACGGCGATGCGACCATCGCATCCGGCTTTGACCAGACCACGAAGACCGTAGAGCGCGTTAATGTGGACTTCCTGAAAACGTCACTCAGTGGAACCAAGGCGTTGGCCTTTGCGTAATGATGAATGAGCGCACTACATCCAATGGCGCGTCTAGCTATCGAGAACCTAGAAGCGCGTGGCGTGCGCGTCTCGGCTGATGACGTTATCGACCTGCACGAGCTAGCCAAGCGCGTGTCCAATGAATCGCGGCTAGTCAATCCCTTTGGAGACTATCCCGTTTGCGTTGGCAATGTGGTCCTGCATTCCTTTTCCATTTCGGCCCGCACGTGGCTGATTGAAGAGGCTTCACTGTGGTTCGACGGGTACTACGACTGGCTATCCGTTGGCTATGCCATGAGCGAGGGACGCAAGCCGGGATGGAATGACAACATGCACGACGCGGCCAGCGCAAAGAAAGTGCTCATGGCGTGGCGGCGGTCCATCCTTTGTTCCTATCGTGAGCTGGTTCAAGGCATCGAGGAAATGCTTTCGCGCAACATCCCGATGGAAGAGAAGGAAACCAATGACGGCGGCATGGATCACACGGCCTACATGCTCGCGTTACTTTGCCATCACTATCCCGGCACGACACCCGAGCATTGGCTATTCGTTCGTAGCGAGAAAGAAACTGTTGCGATGCTGAACGAACTCACGCGGTTGCTGAACAAGGAAATGCGTGGCGAGGATGATTTGAAGTTCATCGCGTCGGCCAATTTCAACAAGCGACTACGCGAGATTGAAGCGAGGGCAGCATAATGTCCTCTATCGACATCATTGTAAGGCTGCGCGACCAGGCTAGTGCCGGACTAAGCCGGATGCGAGGAGTGGTCAACGGCGTAGGCGGCGTGCTCAAGAAGGCGTTTGGCGCGGCTGGATTCCTTTCGGCGGCTGCGGCCCTTCGCGGACTCCACTCGATGCTTACCAAGATCAGGGAGAATGCAGACCTGACCATCATTTCGGACAAGCAGATAAACAACATCGAGCGGGCCGCGTCCGCATTGCAGGATGCGGGCAAGGAAATCAAGTCGCAAATTGCTGCGAATATCGGGACTGAGTTTGAAGTCGGCATGGCGACGATGGCGCAGACAATCGCCAACCTGATGAAAGGTCAAGGCATCAAAGAGGCCATGTCGAATGCCGGACGAGAAGTCATGGGCAAGGTTGAGGGAACAATTGGAACACAGGCCGACACGGATGCAGAAGATGCTAGGCGTGAATCGGAGATGCAGCGGATGTTTAAGAACACGGCATCGGCATCAGACATCAAGGCAAAGCGTGATCGTGAGCACGCCGAGGCGGTTGAAGACGCCGCCGAAGCCACGCGCAAACGCGCTCGCGAGGATGAAGAGGCAGATTTAGCTATACGTGACGCCCGTCGCGCATCAGCCAAGGCGTTCCGCGAAATGGCTAAAGAGGGTGCAGACTACGCCAAACAGCTTGGCGACGAGCGAAAGCAATCAATGGCGCAGCGGTACGGGGCCGAGGCGCAGGCGTTTGGCGAGGCGGCTGGCGTTCACGGTGCGCTGGCCCTAGACGGCAGCGCACGTTCGGCATCTAAGGCGGCTGCACGGGCAGAGGCTCGACGCCGCAAGAAGCTTGACCGCCTAGCAGACCGCGCCACGCGAAAGTTGATGGACGGGGGGCGAATGACGGACGCGGAAACAGAAGCATTGAAGGCGCGGTCCTTTGAGGGGCAGGCGAAAAACGCAGAACGATTGCGCGACCAGTACGCAGAAGAATCATCGAAGCGTCTGAAAGAGATTGCGGAAAATACCTCGTTTCTTAAAACGGCTGTGACGGCGGGTAGATAATATGGCTTGGCTAACGACACTTGATACCAACAAAAGAATTACACGCGAGCGCAGAAGCGATGTGATCTATAGCTACGCTCAGTCAGGAAGCCTGACGCCTGGTAGCTCAACAGGTGGGCTAACGTGGACCCAAACCCGCGTCGGTATTCGCACAATAACCACGTATGAGTATCCAGGCATTAACCAAGCGAACGGGCCAACGCTTGCAGACGGATTGACCGGAACCACTGGCGTCAAGGAGTGTTATTTTACGTATGGTGAGGCTGGGGCTGGATCAGTTTGGCTTGTGCTCGAAGTGCGAGTGATGGACCCATGAGCGACAAACTAAAGACAGTATTTGACGCTACCAAGCCACTTGCGCCGCAGATATCCATTGACTGGCTTCGGTCGGTTGCAACGATGTGGAATGAATTGAACATCCTTGGAGGCATCATCGACCGTGCTACGTGGACGATTATTCCCGGCGCATCATCATCGTCTACCGCAGAGGCGTCAACGTACTCGTTTCAATGCACGGGCATCGGAACGTCTGCGGTTGCTGTTGCTTCTGGATCGTGCCAATACGGAGCGAATACAGCCGTAGCCATGACCGCGCAATCCTTCGCCGTCGCGTCGAATGCCCGTATCTATGTCTCGCTAAACCTCGACACCGGGGCATGGGCTGGCCCATTCAAGGGTTCGGACTCAGACCCGATTGATACAGGCAATACGGAATATTACATGATAGCTAACGTTACTACGGTTGGCGGAGTAATCACGGCCATCAGGCAGCGCATCCTTGGAGACATCTATGAATCCAAGGTGTAGCCTCTATGTGTTGCTATTGTGTTGCTGGTGCGCGATTGCCTACGGGTATCCGTTCGGCTGGTATACCCCGGCGTGGCCTGCCGACGATAACGATGCGCGAGGGCAGCAGATTACCTACGACTCGTCGCCGCGCACGTGGTACAACAAGGAGATATGGCAGAACGACGTGTATTCCGCGCTAGTTGAGCGAGCCACGTATTTCGTTAGCACCTCGGTAGTCACGGCTTGTATGCCGTCTGCCATGCCGCGTCCACCAGCATTATACAGGAGCGAGTATTCCAATTTCGTCGCATACCGCGACTATATATATTCGATGAGGGGCTTTCGCATTCCCACATCGTTTACGAACAGCAACATTACTACAAACGACTTTTATGGGCCAGAGCAGATACGTAGATATGTGAGCCGCGTCTACAATCTTCCAACCAACTGCATTAACAATGCGGTATCCAACTTGGCCTGTGCAGATATCGTAAAACATCGCGGCCTCGGAACGAGGGATGTTGAAACCAACTACTACAACGGAACCAACCCCGTGGTTGTTAGGGCGTGGAACTGGGACTATCTTAGGACGGCTATCGATGGCGCGACCAACGTGAGCCTAAAACCGTATTTCGTAGCGCAGAGCAGTATCCCAGGCGCAGTATACATCGACGGGTCCATGTCTCTTAACCCATCCGAGGCTCCGGTTTGGATAGCCAATACTATGCGCTATGCCGCGCTGACGCCAGAGCTTGGGATTGTTTCAAATTGTTGGTGTGGCGCACCTACAAATGGAGGAATAAGCGGGGCATCGCTGCATGGAGCGGTAAATGAAACCTATACGTCATATGCATTGCAGGTTAACGGCCCAAACTCGCACACGCTAAAGGTAAAACTGGATACCGAGTACACCTATACCACTACCGGATGCACGGTCTACGTGATAAACAACACGATGGGAAGCTACACCGGATACATCGCGTGTGTTGGTACAACTCCCACCTCGTACAGCATTATCGAAACGGGCGGTAACTCCAGCGTTAGCATCAGCATCTCCGGTAATTCAATCCGATGGTCGGGTACATTTGGTCAAGATTGCGCCCCGTGGCCTGGATGCGATCCTAAATTGAGATGCGGCGATGGCGGCTATGTGGAATTTGCCGTCGCGCTTACTAACTGGTCGCACGACCTGTCCCTGAACCTCAAGTACGACGATGACGGAACATTTCCATAGGTGGACATGATGAAAAGAATACTGATAGCACTTTTGACGATACTGGCGAGCGCGTGTTTTGGTGCGCCTCCCTCACCGTATGCATTCACGGTCAATTCCCAGGGCGGAGACGTTCCCGCCCTTGAAAGCTACCAAGCATTACAGCGCGTGTTCCTTGTCACATTCAAAAGCGGAACAAACGCAGAGAACCTGACAAGCTCCAGGCCGTTCATGTTTTGGTCCGTAAGCGACCAATCTGCAAACTTTGTTACGGCGCAGTGGGCCATTGTTACCGCTACATCCGGCGTTGCGCAGTTTACGTTTAGCGCGGCGTCGATGAATTCCAACGGCAACTTTCGCTATGGCATCGGCATCAAGGATACCCAAGATGTTTCATTTGTGGTCAAGCATGGGCGGTTCAGGATTTCGCCTACGCCTTGGGCGACTGGTGTTTCCGCCGTTGTGTTCTCATCGAATCAGAACCTTGCCGGATGGACGTTCGTTAATGACCCGTGGGCAGAATCAAGTGGCGACCTTACTCAATTCGCTGGCCTTCCGACTACAAGCGGAAAGGTATTTAAGACCATCGGGACAGGTTCTGGGCAATGGCAGGATGACCTGAACAGCGGCGGCGGTGGATCGAGCGGGAATGCTACGAGCCTTCAAGGTATGGCAATCTCTGCGACGGTGACTGGGGCGAGCGCGAGTGACGTGCTGATGTGGGATGGCACGCACTGGCTTGCGGCTTCGCTGGTGAACTACGCGACGGTGACCAATCTGCGCGGTCTTGGCGTTGCCTTCACAAATCAGGTCATAGCAGACGGAGCAATTCACACCAACCTCCAGGGCCAGATCACGACAAACCTGACGCTTGCGGGAGGGACTGCTACGAATGTCATCGGGCTGGGCGTCGTCGTTTCCAATCTGTCGGGCCTCGTCGGGTCCAACTATGTCGAGGTTGCGGGTGATACCATGACGGGATCACTCATCGTAACGAACGGCGATATGACGGTCAGGGACACAAACGGAACATCGCAAATCGTTATCGGCAACGGAGGCAGCGCGAAGAAGCAGTATATCAAAGTAGTCGCCACTCAAACTGGAGGACTCGGACTTAATCCGCATGGGTACAATGGGCTGCACATAGAAAATGCACACACCAACGCGATATATTCAGATTTGTCTCTTGGCACATCTGTCGATCCTGTTGGCGATCCAAACATGGGTTTGATTGGACCCACCCTGATTTTAAGCGGCATCACTACGAGTTTTATTCATTACGCCTCTTCGATCAGGGCGACGACCAACGGCTTATTGATAATGAATATCGGAGATACGAATACGCACAGCGGAATGACATTTACAGACATCAGCGGCCAAAACTTGCGGCTTAGAATCAATCCAGACGCCGTTCCACCTGATCCGGTATTCCAAGTCGGCACAAACAGCTTCCTAGTCGATATGGCGGGCAACGTCACCGCAACCAGTGTGTGGATGCGCGTGGCGAGCGCGACGAGCAACGATCAACCGATTACGCTTGCGCAGCAAATATCGACTACGGCATCGAACACGACGGCGAACGGGTTGCTGACGACCAACCTCACAACGGTCGGCCTTGTGCTCACAAACCTTTCCGGCTTGGTATCGACGCAATTCCTTGCGCAAGGGCTACAGATCACGAACAACCTTGCAGCGCAAGGACTCATTGCAACCAACCTCACGGCGAACGGATTGCAGATTACCAACAACCTCATCGCGCAGGGGCTAATCAATACCCAGCTAATCGCCAATGGCTTATACGACACCAACAACCAAATCGCGCAGGGCTTGATACAGACTAACCTCGCGGGGATCGGAGCGTATGCGACAAACACGCAGGGACAAGTAACAACCAACCTCATCGCGCAAGGACTCATCAACACGCAACTGATTGCGAACGGTGCATCAGACACGAATCTGCTGCTGGCGTTCGGCCTCCTCAATACCAACGTTGCAGCGTTCCAGGTAACGGTCACAAACACGTTTGGCGAGATTTCGACCAATGACGGGTATGATGTGACATCTACCAACCCGTACACACAGCGAGTCCTTGGCGACTTTGAGGCTGGCGGCGTACGCGCATCATCGCGCTTGTTCGCTTCTTCGTCGGCCCTTGTCGGCAGCGAGTTGATAACCAACGGAACTTTTGCAGCCGGAACCAACACAAGCGCGGATTATTGGTCATTGTCACTTGGGTCCGAATGGAACAGCGGTAGCGGGGGGCGTGTACTTGTATCGTCTGGAAGCACGGCAACGCTTGTGCCGTCAAATAGCGTAGGCTTCGTCCCTGGTGCGGTCCTGTGGATCACGTACACCAACGCGCTATCGTGGACGGGATCAATCAAGGTTGCCGTTGGAGGTGCGACAAACATCAGCACGGCGACAACGGGGCTTGTGTCGTTTATGGTCGGGACGGTCAACGACTCCAACCTCGTCATCACGATTTCCAGCACCAACGGTCAGGCCGGGATCGACAACGTGAGCGTAAAAGCAACTCGCGCCGTACATGGCGGCGTTGCTGGAAACTGGAGTATTGGCGGTGACCTTGCGGCTAGCGCGGCTCGGATTGGTTCCCTTACCTCCACCGGATCATTAACCGCATCGAGCTATAGCGGAACATTCACGGGCGCAGTCGCCCGAATTGGCGACACGATGACGGGACCGCTAACGAATCTCGCTGGATTCTACGGCGATGGAACAAATGTCACGAACGTAAACGCCGAGCTTTTAGACGGGCTTACCTCTACACAATTTGTTGTCAACGCGGCGGGCAATACGCTTGCGGCACTCAATGCGTTCTACCTGACCAACCTTCCCGCAGCCGCAACGACGGCGGGGGTAAACAGCATATCGTACACGGGCGCGGTTAGCGGAAACGTGTTATTCAATGTCGGCCCCGGTCTGGATGCCGACCAGACGAATCTTCTGATTCACTTTTGGGCAGACGCAAGCGAGATGACAGGCATCAACGGAGCGGGCGTTACGGGTGCTGTACCGTTGGCGAGCCTTGGTAATGTGTCGCAGACCGGGCAAGTCAATCAGGCAACGAACATTCCGCAGGCCGCAGCGATCAAGGTGTTGGCGTCGAGCGACGGCGGCACGAACTATTACCTGAAGGCTGACGACACTGGCAGCGCGACGGGGAACGTATTCAGTGTCACAAGCACCGCGCCGTGGCTTGCAATATCGAGCAGGTACGGCCCAGAGGTAGTCCTTGCACCCACCAGCACCCCGCTGTTTTCGGAGGCCAACACGCCGACAAACGCCTTCACCGCCACGACCTTGACCGCTGGCGCGGGGAACACGTGCATCGTGACGCGGACAGGTGCAAACCTGTTTTACCTGTTTGCGACCTCAACGCCGCTCACGATCACGTTCGACTCAACATGGACGACGGGGATCGTCGGCTCGTGCCTGATCGAGTTGGAGGCCGGGACCAACTCCGTAGCCTTCCCTACGAGCGTTGTCCAAAACGTGGGCCGCGCCTCGTCCACCAACCTGACAATCTCAACGACGGCGACAACGGAACTGATGTTCCAGAAACCGCAAGCGCGAACGCTTTGGAACGTCATCCAACTCACCCCGTAGGAGCGACCATGTACTACAATATTGACACGAAGCAGTTGACGAAAGCGTTGCCGGAAAAGATCGAGGTGAACGGAAAGGTAATCTACTTGCCGACGCTAAAGGAAGCGTCGTTGGTTGGCTGGCGTGAAGTCCCAGAGGTTAAGGCCGTCGAAGGTTCGCAGATCGTGGCCGTCGAGTACGTGCAGGATGCGGCGAATCCGCTGAAGGTGGAAGCCGTCGTTACGACCAAAACGGATGAGGCTGTACAGGCCGAAACAGCGGCGATGGAGGCGGCGATTGCGGAGGCGAACGAGCAGGCCGCAGTTGATCGCCAGAAGCTACGCGACGAAATCATCGCGCCTTTCGAGAAGGAACAGGCTGAAGCTATCGGAAAAATCTTCGACCTTCTGCGAGGGGTTCCGTGAGGCGGTTGGCCTTCATCCTGTTTCTCGCATCCCTGTCCCTCGCTCGCGGGCAGGGCTACGTGACGAATGCGCCGATCATCCTGCTCACCAACGCGAGCAATTCCGCATCGACTTGGTTCAACGATGGCGGCGACACGGCGGACTTTGTACAGGACATGGCCGTACGCCAGCCCACGAACGCGGGAACCTACTATGCTTTCGGCGTGTCGAATGTGATGACGAACGCATCGGTCGCCGCATCGGAAACAAACATCATCGCGTTGTCAGCCTGGTGCAGGAACTTCAGCCCTGGCGAAAGCCCCGGTTCGATGCCGTTCGGAACTTGGGACGGCTCGGGCGGCGCCGGCGGGTTGATGATGATGTACGATTCTGGAAACGTGTATCTTGGTACGCGGGTTCCAGACAATTTCTTCTACACCGCGCTCGGCGACACCGCATCATTTCACCACCTGTTCCTGTCCTACGACCACACTCGGACGAACGAGCTTATAGCCTATGTCGATGGCGTGAAGCTGACGAGCCACGCTGGTACGTATCAGGTGTCACGCGGCCTTGCGGCTACTCCAACGTTCGCCGTCGGCAACAGCACTGACTTGGGCGTGTTCCGTGGCTACGCGAAAATCTACGTCTCACATGCGATGGTGTTCACGAATTACACGGCGCAGAGCATGGACTGGCTGGCATCCAACATCTACGCGAACGGCAGGAACTACTACGACCCGCCTGCTGCACCGCCCCCCAGCGGCGACCCCTCGATGAACCGTCAGGCGGCAGCATTGTGGTGGAGGACGATAGGGAAATGAACGCGCATCACAGAAAAGACGACCCGCCCGACGAGACTCATGTTGATGAACGGGAAACGGCAGGATGGACGCCATCACGCGGCGAGTGGATGGATATGTTTCGGCGCGTGGAGCAGATCGGAGTCCTTGCCGAGAACAACAACACCCAGCTCTGCGACATCAACAAGGCTCTTTGGGGCAGCAAGCGCGACGGCATCGACTCAAACGGAGGCATCGTTGCAGAGGTTCGTGCGTTGAGGAACATCAAGAAAATTGCGTGGGCGGCGGTGTCCGCGTCGTGCCTTGCGGTGCTGAATTCTATCGCTGAATGGATAACTGGCAAGGTCGGGCAATGATGTGAGCAAGGACGCAAAAGAATTGTGGGAGTGCGACAATGATGAATGCCATCACGTGTCCGATGCGTGGTTCCCAAAATGTCCGGTGTGCCATCATAGCCAGATGTACCCGCGAGTGAGCGATAAGAAGATCGTCAAGCTGCACAAGAACCCGAAGCGAGCGTATCCAAAGGAATTGGAAAATGAATAAGAAAAGCTGGCTCTATCGGGCGATGGTCAAGGTGTTCAAGTTCTTTGGGATTGAGCCTGTACCGCCCGTCACAGTCCCCGATCCAACGCCCATTCCCGAGCCTGTGCCGCCCGCGCCGACACCGGAACCTGTACCCCCGACTCCCACGCCTCCTCCCGCCCCCGAGCCTGTGAACGACCTCGCTGGCCTCAAGATCAAATGGCCGAGCGGTCAGGACGTTTCTGGCTGGCCCGTGACGGTGCAGATCAAACTCACCGACACGACAGGTAACCGTGTGGCGTGGCACGAGGAGGGCGACAGGGACACATGGAAGGTGACGGGCAAGACGAAGCCCATCAACGCCAACATCTGGACGCTGCAACCGTCAGGATCAGGCTACAGGGCTGAAACCTTCGATTTTCTGGCGAAGGGCGACCACGACAAAGACCTCGCCAACCTGCACGTGAATGATCTTCCCAAAGGCTGGGGCGTGATGATTGCCGGGGTGACGCGGGACAAGTCGATGGCGAACGTCAAGAAGCGGAGCAATGTGGATTGGGTGAAATGAGATGGGCGTGACGGGCATACTAGGCAGAAACCCCGGCCTGACAGGATGGGCCGCGCTTCATCCAAGGGTTGCCTACCAAGAACACAAACTCATGCGCCTACATCGACAGCGCGAGAAACAATGCGCCGTATGCGGAGCAACGAATGATCTTTTTGTTCATCATACCACACCACTATGGAAGGACGTATCACAGGCCGCGACTGGAGTGATACGGGTAGACGGAGAGGAACGGGTTTGTCGCTTTATGACAATGTGCGGCCATTGCCACTTGGTCTATGGGCATGATCGGGACTACGGCCACAAGTACGTGGAGAACGTGTCTATGGTGGCTGCCTGTATCCGACAGGCGAAGCGCAGCGAGGTGATAGTCAGGAGGGACGACAATGTGGTGGAAAAGACTCATTGAAGCGTTCAGGGCGTGGAGGTCTAGGCGACGATACGGTTCGGTGAGCATCCCTGTTCCCGACCTTCTGGAAATCCACCTTGAGGATGCCCGGCATGCCGTTCAACTTGAGAAGGAACGGCAACGGCTGATAGAGGCCAAGACCAAGACGGCGAGGATGAAGGCGGAGGCAAAGAGCAAATGACCCCGTACTTCCTGCCACAGCCGCACCTTGAACCCATACCCGACAGCAAGCCGGACATGTGGGTACTGGTTGAGGATTACGCGATCGACCTACCCGTGAGTGACCGGCGTCTTTGTATCCACGCAGGGTTCGTGACGGATGGCGCGAGCATCCCGCGCATCCTGTGGCCTATGGCGGGGCAGCCCTTTGGGCCTTCCACGCTCGCCCCTGCGCTGGTTCACGACGCGATTACGAGGGCGAGGCTGTTCCCGAGGGCCAAGTGTGACCGGGAATTCTACGAGTTGCTGCTACGCAACGGTGACATGGCACAAAAAAAAGCCCCCCGCTTCTACCTTGCGGTAAGAGCAGGAGGCTGGTGGCCGTGGATACATCACCGTCGTCGTGGGATTCAGCAGATGCGGCAGCTAGTTGAGCTTTTGCCAGCCAGCGGGTAAGCGAGCGACGAGGTGGAGCGGCTGTTCCGTAGACCACCCGTGATGTTGGTGTGTACCGCTGGCTGGCTGTTCTACTTCTCCCCCGCCGCATCGTTGTACTCAATCTTGCCATCGCCAAGCCACTTGTTCGGACGGCATATCGAGCAAGCGATGTTGTTGCATGGTTCGTGTAGGGCGGGGCCAACCATGTCGCAATGCGCCCTGCTGCACTCCTGCGTGACGACGACGGGCGCGTGGTTGGTGCAGTCGGGATCATGCGTGATGCTACGGTCATATCGAATGTAAGTATGACCACATATCTCGATTCGGCTCCACAGCCACGAGGGAGTTTGTTTCGCTTCTTTGTCGTTGCACCCCGCCATCATCACCGCTACGAGCAATACGATGGGGCGGGTCACTTGAACGCCTCTTTACAAACGGCAATTCCAATGGCAGACAGCGCAAATGTTCCAGCCAATAGAAACACGCATATCAGTACGACTACGACCTTGTTTCCAAAGTCTTCCATGTTCATTCCTCCTTATTTCCCTGTTCCTGTTTCGTTTCGGTCAGGCGTTTGCCGCAAATTCCGCACACGCCACCAGTGATCGACGGATGCGAGCAATACCCGCACTTGTCGTGTGCCAGAACGCCGAACCCGTCAAAATCATCAACCCATTCGTGACACTTCGGGCAAAGCGATTGCGGCGTATCAGCGTTCACGGGTTCTCCTTTCGGCGTTGGGCGACGTACTCACGGAAGGATTCGCGTTCGATGGCTACGACTTTGGGTATCTCGCCATTTGCCAGTAACCAGCCCTCGAATTCGTTCCATGTGAATCTGTCCTTGATCCGCTCGTTCGCCTCATCCAGTTCCGCGAGGAGCCTCAGATTTATTGCCTCCTGCGCTGGTGTCCCAGCATAAGCACAAGGCCACGGAACACCGCATATAACGCAGCATCCATGAAGCTTTCCGTTTGCTGGATCATGCTCCGTGCCACAGCAAGCCCTGTGTGCTGTCAAGACTGCTATTCGTTCGTTTATCACCGTCTTGCTGGCGTCGGTCATGGCTTTGCTCCAAATCGGGTTGACGTTTCCATCCATTCTTTGAGCATCTTTTCCAGTTCTGCTATGCGCTGCCTCAACTCCACCAGTTCCCGCCTCGCACATACCGGACAGCACGGCTTGTTGTCCTCGCGTTCCTTGTCGGTGTGATGAACGCAGGTCCAGTTGGATACGTGCCACTTCTCCAACTCCGCGCAGCGTTTCTGGCTGGCGGCGAGGGCTGATTCAAGCTCGGCAACCTCGCAATGTGGACAATACCCACGCTGATGCCCATGTTCGCAGTCCCGTGCATTGGGGTAGCTCGGCCCTTCCCCCGTGGCCGCGCTGGGGGCAGAACCAATGCTAATCTCCGTGTGGCAATTAGCGCACAGCACGCCTTGGTAAATCGGAGTTCCGCAGCGCGTACAAACTCGGTCGTATTTCGGTTCGTTCATATGGTCTTCTTATTTTTCCGCGTATGGCGGTTGCGTTTATGGATCGGCTGTCACAGTGCGCGCTCCTCACGCTTTTGGTTCGGACGCTCGATTTGACTCCGCAAGGACTGAGCTATCGTGTGTACCGCGTCTAGAACAGGTCCGATTTTGTCGATCCTGCCCGCTAACAGATCGTCGCGGGCAAGATTGACTCCGATAATCAACTCGCACAGCGCAAACCCAATCCCGTCTACTTCAAAGCCCATTTCCCTCACACGCGATACAAGCTTCGCGAAGCCCATCGGGTCGGCCACGTGACCGCGGCACGGGTTCTTGGCCCACTCTTCAAACTCGTCAGCAAGTGCTGATGCGAGCGCGTCCGAACAGGCGAACGCCTTCTCCAATCTCTCACACCGCTGTTCGGATGCGGCGAGCTTGCACAATGGACATCCGACAGAAAATCCACTGTCGTAATAGCTGTCACCGCAATTGTCGCAATGCAGTATTCTCGGCGTATCCGTTGCGGCTGGCGGCGGAATTTCCGTCATGCCGTCGGTGAGCGTAATAGGAGTCGATGTATTGCTTGTCGTAGTTGGTTCTTGGCTGCAATCAGGACAGACACCGTTGACCAGTTCGGACAGACAGCGCATACAGTAGTGCGGCATACTCATCCTCGTCCTCCTTCCATCGCTTTCAACTTCTTGGCAAGCTCGGCAATGGTGGGGGCGAACACAACGCGGGGAATGATTGCGCGTGATGCGTAGTAGAGGTTAATCTCGTCGTCGTACCCGATGGATTCCGCATAGTCCGATTGCAGCCACTCCACAATAAACAGCGCGTCGATGGCGGCGGTCAGGGCGGCACAAAGTCGAACATCCTCTTGCGGCATGCGTGAATATGGCGTGAGTGTTCGTTCCTTTACTTCAGCTTCCAGCACTTCGATGTTCGTTGGGGTGGTCATTTCTTCTCCTTCACGATCTCGCAAATCACATCGACCCCGCTCCGGGCCGACACAAAGGCAAAAACCATAGCGAGCAGCTTGACTGCAAATGGCGCGGTTGCACACGCGGCAAGGACACATGCGCTGCCAACAAAACATGTCGCCGCTAAAGTTTTCATTTCGCTTTCCTCCCGACCAGCTTCAACCCGTACTCGATGATCGTTCGTTTCATGGCGTAGGCGTAGGCGGCGTTGGCGGTGTAGGCGGCGTAGGCGGTGTAGGCGGCGTAGGCGGCGTAGGCGGCGTAGGCGGCGTAGGCGGCGTAGGCGGCGTAGGCGGCGGCGGCGGCGGCGTAGGCGGCGGCGGCGTAGGCGGCGTTGGCGGCGTTGGCAGCGGCGGCGGCGTCGGCCCGAGTCTTTGCGTTATTGTTTTTCAGCACCGCACGAGCCGCTTCGATAGCCTTCCGTGGCCGATCATCGTTCGGGTATTTCTTCTCGAAGATTTCCAACACTTGTTCGGCGGCGAAAATCGCGTAGGCAATCTTCTGCTTATGTGTCATCAGTCGCACGACCAGCCAGTTCGCCCAATCGAAATGATCGGGCATCAACGCGGCAACGACTTTCGCGCCGTTGGTTTCTTTTTGGGCGCGGAACCATGCTACGCCTTCGCTGCAAGCATTATGTTTTTTCAGCCAAGCATTCGTGATCTTCATTTGTTTCCTTTCAAAAGTTTCCGCGCACGGCAGGACAGGCAGGTGCCGCAGTCGGTTATAAACCGCCCACCAGCCTCCCACTCAAGCGCGTTGTCGCACCTCAGATGCGCGGCCATTTGCACGATCCGCATGACGGCGAGCCAATCTTTTTCCCACACAATGCGAGCGGCGAGATAGTGCTGGTTGCCCTTCATGTGCATTACAGGCGACGGCTCGCCGTGCATCATCTTGACCGCATACCCGCAAGTCGTCTTCACTTGTCCTCCTTGCGTACCTTGAGCATGGCGTCGGCAAATGCGTATGCTTGCTCGCTAATGTCGGCTTCGGTTGGCCGTCCACCACGCTTCAGCTCAAGTTTTCCACTTGTAAAAAGATCAATGAGCGATCCCAACGTCTGTCCCGCGAACCAGTCGCGCAGGGTCATGCCGGGGGCAAAGTATCCATTGATTGGTTGCCCCGTGTTTTCACTGATTTGTCCGAACGGAAACGCTGATCCACCGTCATCTTTCTCTTTCACTTGCTCCTCCTCGTTTCGCGGCGGCGGTGCATGCCGAACCTTCCGAACAGTGTGTAAACAAACCCATCAGGTAGCTTGCTACGCTTCCACCGATTGGTTCTCGCATTCCGCACTTCGTCGCCAGCCGCCTTGCAGTCTCCGGGAAGTACCAGCCGCCAATACTCATCGGCCACCGGGCGCACCCGGCCATTCGTCACGCGCACTTTGATTCCGGCGATGTTCATGCCGTCCCATCCCTTCGCATTGTCGCCGCAGCGTCTTCCATGCACAGGCTGTCCAACTTGTCCAGCGCATCGGCAATGCTCATACCGACGCCGACGATCTTCCCGTCCTCTGGATTAGGCCACGTGATAGTAGCTACGACGGTTCTGCCAAGAGACTCAAGCGTCACCTTGGCGTTTCCGCGCTCCATCGCCATTCGCAACCATGTCATTGCATCATTCCTTTCCAAACGTTCACCGCAACCTGCCACGCGAACCCGACGAAAAAGACGATGGCGGCGATACGCCAGCAACGCTCGCGCTGTTGCGACTCGGCCAGGGCTGCGCGGAGATTGTGCGATGCGTTCGATTCCTTGAGCGCGGTGTGCTCGTCCAAGATTTGCTGCGCTTTGCGGTCGATGTCGTTCATTTTATTACCTTGTTTCCGTAGCGGTCGCACTCGTACAACACAACGCCCTCGCGGAATCCAATCTTGTGCGGGTATTGCGGATTCTTCGGCCATGCGTAGGCATCGGCTAGCTTTACCGACAATGCGATATAGCGGTCTTTGGGTTCGGTTCTGAATTCATCGCAGAAATACGGCTTAGGGCACGCGTGGAATTTACCCGCGCCGCATTCGCCGTTTTTCGGTGTGTAGTTCTTGTGCGTGACCGTCGACCCGATGGCCCAAAGCGTTTCATTCGCCGTGCCTTCTTGCGTTTTGAGGTCATGTGACACGCGCTTGTAGAGCGTCAGAACTTTGGTTTTCTTCACGCCGTTATGAGTAAAGAAATTCAACACCTTGGCGACAAGCGATTTTCCGCCTTTGCACTTAGCTCCATCATGCAACATGACCGCGACCGAGGATGCCGCTTGCGCCGTGACGTATTGACCGACCACGCGCAGCATCACACATCCCCACGCTTCGACGTGCGAGCTTCCCCGCGCTACGACGTGCGAGCTTTCCCACGCTACGACGTGCGAGCTTCCCCGCGCTTCGACGTGCGAGCTTTCCAGCGCTTCGACGTGCGAGCTTTCCAGCGCTTCGACGTGCGAGCTTCCCCACGCTTCGACGTGCGAGCTTCCCCGCGCTTCGACGTGCGAGCTTTCCCACGCTACGACGTGCGAGCTTCCCCGCGCTTCGACGTGCGAGCTTTCCCGCGCTT